GGCCGTAAGGCCTCCTTTCGCATCCTTTTAGGATGCTTCCTTTCGACTCAGGGTTTTCTCAGTGCCAACCAGAACGCGCTCATTCGGGGGCACTTCCACCGGAAGTGGGGTGCCACTTAATTGGAAATACTTTAATTTTCCAATGAATTGGAACAACGGCGGATACTTCCACCGTCCCCCTTCCCCTTACCTTTATGAGTCCATTACGGACCAAGGCGGTAAGTTCGTTCCTGGTTTGGTTAAGCCCTGCACTCACGTGAAGATTGAGTCGTTCTACAACGGAGTTAGTTTTCCTACCTCCTCGTATAACGTCCCTTGGAGCTCTTACGAAATCATCGCAAAATGTGATGAAGCCGTAATCCCCGTCAATTGGAACGCTGACGGAACCGTCGGACTCTCTAGTATTGTCCCTCTAAAGGATTTTAACAGAGAGTGCAATAGCTTCGTCGACTCTGTAGCACGGTCAGTTCGGGAACACATTCCCGTTGAGGTGTCTATCCCAAATTTCCTTTTGGAATTGGACGACATCCCCAAAACCGTTACTTCACTCGGCAAGCTCTCTCGTTACGGCCCCGATACCCTTAATGGGCTTCGGACTGCCGTTTCTTCGAGAAAGGTCAACCTCGGTAAAACCGTGGCTGATCACTGGTTGGCTTGGAACTTCGGTGTCATGCCCACCATAAACGACGTTACGTCATTCATTGGTTCTCACGCCAATGTAGAGAAGCGCATTGCGTTCCTAAAAAGAACGTATAAGCGCGAGACCCGCTTTCGGAGATCTAGATGCTTTACTGAATCCTATGATACCCCTTGGGTGTATCATGGCAGTACTAGCATTGGTCACGCCTTCTATACAAGAAAGGTGGTTAGACGTAGTACCCGCATTTCTGCAGGTGGCTATGTCTATCATGATCTCTCAGGGTTCGATGATGCTGACAATCGCTTCCTGGCTTACGCATCGGCTTATGGTTTTACCAAGCCTCTGTCTGTAATTTGGGAAGCTACGCCTTTCAGTTTTCTGATAGACTATGTCAGCAACGTCGGAGACTTGGTGAACTCTGTATCCGCTCCTGTCTTTGACGGAACGATTACATTGAAGTCCGCCTGGACGACCCGAAAGGTCATCACAGACGTCACTTCCCATGTTAAGATCGTCACACCTCGCGGTGAGTCGACTTCTGGGCCGTACCAACGAACTGTTCGTACGGATTTCACCCGGTCTGCTGGTCTTCTTACATCGAAAGGAGTTAATTTTGGGTCAAACATGAGTTTGACTCAAATACTCAACACCCTTGCGCTACTGGCGTAAGGGCCATACCACTGCTCAAGTTTAGCAGTTTCTAGCCCTTTTAGGACACCGCATGGCTTATCCCGATCCCCTCGTTCTTAAGAACGCGGCAGCGACGAGTGTCAATTTTACTCGGCGCAACTCCATCCCTAACGGGTGGAATTACACGAGCACTACTGCTACTCCCTCGCTTTCGGATTCCGTTAATTCCCGATTCACTGTTACCCCTCGCAAGGGGAACACTGATGGGAATAACCGATCCATCGTTACATTCGCACGTAAACGTGTTGATGCCGATGGTTTCGATCACACGGCCTCCTTGTCGCTTTCCCTTGTCAGGTCTCATGACGCTGACATCACCGATGCAGACATTGCGGATCTCTACGCCTATATGGCCGAGTTCCTCATCGCTGCCTCCGGTGACTATAAACTCCGGTTCAACCGGGGCGAGGTCTGATCTGATCAGATTCGGGTCCTTGCGGTGGGATTAGTTCACCATCACTGGGACTATGAAAAGCCGTCTCACGTTTTACGTCAGACTCCTTTCAAAGGTTATCCATGATAGTTCCCTTCCTGAGTCGTTATGCTCCTCTAACCGAGACATCAACTATGTTGAGTCTCGTGTTAGTAATGAGGGTCTCGGATTCCTTACAGTCACTCTGCCGTCTTTCGGACGACATATTGTTTCTTGCATAGAATCCGGCACCTACACGCGCTTCCCGGCTTTCAAGGCCGGAAAACGTGGTCTTCTCCCTTTATTTCTGCAGGGTTGGACTAGGCGCATTTTCACCTCAGAGGGGATTCTTATCCCCGAATTTGACCCGCATATCCTCCAAGAGGTTTTGCAGGTTTGTATGCTGTTCTACAAACTTGAAGTTCCATACGCTAAGCGCACAGAACAGAAAGTTTTAGATTCGTTCCGACATGTCGAAAACGAACTTCAACATCCCTCGGAAGAGGTATGTGTTGATAGCAGCATACTTGGGCTGGCTCGCAATCTCCTTTCTGGAGTGTTCACCGGATTTGATTTCGGTGATATCGAACCAGCTCACGGGCCAGGTTTCGTTGCCACTGGAGAGAGGGGAAACGGTAAGTACTCCTTTTCAAGGAAGTACCAGAGACTTCATTCGAAGTTCCCATATTACCGATATTTCTCTCCTTCTCTTTCCAGGGTTGCGTTTGAGTCTGGATGGTACAAGAGACTTCTGCCGCAGGTTAATCCTATTGCAAAAGTAGCTCTCGTGCCGAAAGACTCAAGAGGACCAAGGTTGATCTCAATGGAACCACTGGAACTCCAATGGATCCAGCAAGGTATTTTGCGTAAGCTTGTACCTTACATTGAGCGCCACAGAATATTCCGTGGACAGATCAACTTTACCGACCAATCCAAGAATCAGCAAGCAGCATTGCGCGCCAGTTTGTCGCGCGATGTAGCCACCGTTGATCTCAAAGATGCATCGGACCGAGTCTCTCTATCACTAGTTCGCTCCCTCTTCGGTAGCGAAGTTTGTGAGTTCCTCGAGGCTTGTCGTAGCGTAGCAACAAAGCTTCCTTCTGGTGAGGTTTTACCTCTAAAGAAGTTCGCTCCGATGGGTTCAGCTTTGTGCTTTCCCATCTTGTCAATGTCTATTTGGGCATTGGTGGTTGCTACATTACGCCTCAACAACCTGGATACATCAAAGGTCTTGGTCTATGGGGATGACTTAGTCGTCCCCACTGACTCTCTTCCTTTGGTTGTAAATGTCCTTCATTCTGCAGGGCTTCTTGTCAACATTGACAAGACGTTCCACCGCTCCCACTTCCGTGAGAGCTGCGGGATGGACGCCTATAAGGGCGTTCAGGTCACACCTTTGCGTGTGAAGAAGGAGTTTACGGGTAACCGCCGCGATTTTCGTGCTTACGTACACTATATTGAACTCTCAGAAGCCTTTTTTGATAAAGGTCTCTGGTCTACTGTGGCTTTCCTCAGAGATGAGGTTCGCAAAGTCTATGGTTTAATACCATGGACCCACAATAGGCAGTACCCAGGTTTTTATTGCCCGGATATTAGAGTTTGTTCTGATCGTAATTACCGCTTTAAGCGGCGTTACAATCGGAACTTACACAGGCACGAGATTCTTGTGAGGACTGTTCGGCCCCGAAACTCAGATTCTTCAATCTGCGAAACGGGTCGAATGCTCAAGGGCTTGCTAGGCCTTTATGAGTTTGCCTCTGAGAACCATCGCGTCGCGCTTCGTGGCGAAAGCGTGC